TAACTATTTGGTTGTAGTTACCATATACAATACTACTATCAACATTTCGATAAATCTTATTAAAGCTACCCTCAATCCTATTATCAAATGAACTATCTAAAACTTNATTTTGTATTCCAACTGCATTATTTCTTACACCTCTGACTATATTAGATTGCCCTTGCAACTTATTAGTATTGTCATTAGTATAATTGCCATCTCGCCTTAATTCACTTATTGGTGTATCGGGTAAGTCCGGGAATTCAGTTTCAAAACAATAATATCCATTTACAGAATTTGGGTATTCTAACCAACTATAACCTAATGCAGTACAACAATCTTGTGGTATGTTTGGATTAGGTGTTGAATCAGTAGATGTTGTAAATAAAAGTATTTGAGTATATGATGCTTGACTATGATAAATCCAATCGCACTCTATAAGGTTATCTCCGGTTGTAATACCACCATTTGAATTGATTGGGTTTGTTGGGACAAATACGCTTTTATTGACTAACAACAATTCAACTTTACTATTACCATTTGATGATACTGGATAGCCTTTAATAGAATTTATTCTATAATTCTGTCCCATCAATTGTATAATATCAGCAAAAGAAAAATCTGCAATATCTTTTGGTGTCAATCTAATATTTGCTGATAACATTCTACTATTTACGTTGAAGTTATCTAATACATAATCACTCCAAAATTTACGTGCCGTACCAAATGATGGTAATGTGTCCCAAGTTTGTGGTGCTGATTGTAGTGTTTCTTTCCAATTTATTGTCCATACATCAGAACCATCAGTAAAGTCTTTTTGTGAATAAGCACTAAAGAATGGGTAATTAGTATATGTAGTTCCACCGATCGCAGTTCCTACTTGTAACTTGTAAGCAAAACTATTCGGTAAAGGTTTAACCCCGTGAAAGAATGATAGTCTAATACCTCCGGTGTTCTTTTTAATACCATCTTCATTTACATTCCATATAGCACAAGAATAAACCCCTAAGTCAAATACTGAATTATTTAATGGATAGTTTATTGTAGGCGAAAATATAGTTGTAAACTCTGTGTCTTTATCTGCAAATTGATTCCTTACACCAGCTTCAATGTATTCTCCAAATGTTGGTTCTTCTTCATTAAAAGGATTAGACTTATAAGATTGATACATATAGTCATTAGATGGTGCATCTTTAAACTTAACTTGCTTACCACAATACTTTGTTGGTGGTATTACTTGCACGTCTTTTTTGTAGTCTATCTTATCTGACCAATCATAAGTATTACCGGTATCAGCATAATCATTATATGGCTCTATTTTAAGTTGTTTTGGGTCTTGTTTGTTTGGTACTGTTACAAGGTTAAACTTCGTTAAAATAGACTTCCACCATTGCTCAATAGATAGTGAACCAAATAGGTTATTTATAAATACTAGGTTTGAAGTATCATTGTCTATATTCTCTGCAACAATTTCTAACTTCATATTGCTTAGAGTATAAGTAATATTATTGTTAGCACTTACACCAGCCCATAGTCCAACCCTAAGATGCTTTAATACTGATGCGTTTGCACTTCTATAAAAAGTAACAGATTGTGAAAAGTCAGTAGCAGAACTTACACTCAAAGGTGTAAACCATTCTTCAATATTAAAATCTAGGTTTGGACTTACTACACCATTCCAATTGTCCCATAGTTGGAAAGCTACATTTTCTGATGTTACTGCTGGTGTTGTATTTGGTGTTATAGTTCCGGATATTTTTATAGTATAAAAACCATCACTTAAACAAGTCCAAGAATTATTTGTTGCACTCCATTGTGAACTTACATCAGATATTTCATTTGGAAAGTTTACATTTCTTGATGGTAAGTACATTACATTGTTTCCTATTGTTTGGTTACTTGTATTTTGTACTGCTGAATTAAATGTACTATTTGTTATTGATGTTGATAATGATTCAGATTTGTTATAATTTAAATCCATATATATTTTCTGAAACTCAGCACTATCAAAAAAGTTAGAATCATAAGAATAACCAGTTGATGCAAATACTAAGTCTATTAAAGCCTTTAGTTTTACTTGTGGTCTTAGGTTATTTATATTAAATGAATTAGAAGTCCAAGATAATATTCCACTACCCGGTTGCTGAAAGTAATTTATGTATTCATTTGATGCGTGACCTATACCATAATCCCATAAACTATATACAATGTTACCACCATCAATAGAATTACTATTGTAGGAATTATATACATTACTTGCAGTTGCTTCGTGATTCCAAGCTGAGTAGTTTAAATCGCTAAATTTTACACCTTTTATTAAATCTAAGAAACTTACTTCTGAACTATATAAGATACATTCATATTCGTACTTCGCTTTATCCTTTAAATAAATATTTGTTAGTTGTAGGTTACCTTTAAATACCTCTAATGTATCTTTAAGCACCCAACATTCAGCCATTCCAAATGGATTAAAGCTAAAATTATCATCAGAATAATACGAACCTACTTTAAAATAGGAACCAAAGAATTGGTCATTAGCTGGCGATGATGCAAGCCTAAAATTATAAGAATGTGAACCCTTTGATTTTAAGTCTTTTATATCTTTAAAGTTAAAGTCTAATGTAAACGGGCTACCTTTTATAACATCTAATTCTGTTACACCATTAAAACCAACTTCTCCACCGGGTACAGATAAGTTAGAAATTGTATAAGTAGAACCACCAGCTTTATTACCATTAAAGAATATTACAATTTGTGCCGTTGATTCTGTGCCGTTGATTCTGTTGCTACAAAAGTTGTGCTAACTGTAAAAGGCGATGCACCATAATCTGTGTATCCACTTGATGAAAATGGATTGCTTACACCTTGTGTATTTATATAGTAAAATATTGTAGAACTACCGGTGGCAACAAAATCTAAATCATATTCTTGCCCTACACTTAAATTGTTTATTGATATAAAAGTTCTACTAGCACCTGAACTACTTGTTAAGGTTGCAGTATATCCGGTGGTTGATAAACTACTTAATACAATGTTTGAAACTCCATTGTTTGAAAATTGGTTTGTATTGGTTATAAGTGAACCAGTTGTAGCAGTTTTTTCTTTACCTCTTGCAAATAGTTGATAAGCCATTTATAGTAGAATTGGGTTATACGTTTCAATTGAATACTCAAATGTAAGCCTATATTCTGTTTGTTCATAGTTATGTGATACAACTACTTCATCTATGTTTCTGTTTGTTAAGATAACAGATAAGGCAGTACCATCAGTATTGATATAATTAATTGACGAACTTAAAAACATATCTTTTACTTGCTCTATCTCATAATCTTGCAAATAGCCGGTATTGATTGTAAAGCTTTGTTTTGCATTAGTAGAAGTTACCCTACGTGATTCGTGTGCTACACCCGGTACAAATGGTTGCTCATTGTAGCCAGCACTTACATTGTCATATTCTAACTGATAATTGTATACTGATGATTTGATTTCTGTTTTAGTATTACTTATTCTATCTGTGCGTTTTTTGTTAAATGTAATGTATTCCCACACTCCAAAATTATTGATGTATGCAAATCTTTGTGAATCGTATTTATCACACCTTTCAATTATGTTAAACCTATACTTTTTGCTATAAGCTGCAAAGCCATTAAAACTACTTGCATATACTTCGTAATAATCTAAGTTTGCTACATCTGATGGTCTTGTAAATGTAGCTTCTAATTTATTAAGGTTTGCTGGATAACAACCAAAGTGTATAATCATTGAATCATCGGTTACACCAGCTGATGCATATTTACCACCAAATAAATTTGAATTGGTAAAAACTTGTGTTGTTTCAGTCCCCGATGTATTATAATACTTAATTGTAATATACTCCGTGTTTGCTGAATCGTTTACATCATCTGTTCTGTTTAAAAAGGCTAATGTACCATAGTCAGAAATTGCAGTATCTATATTTTGTGTGGTTGCATTTAAAGAATTGTAGTTACCATTTAACCATTGATTACTTGTTGTTGTTAATCTATAATCACTAAATGAATAGTTTATTAAATCCGTGCTTTTGTTATACCCTGCTAATACATACATATTTGCATCTACTGATGAACCTTGTTTAGCTGGTGCAGTATTAGATGTTGTTGCATAGAAATCGTATAATTTTAGTTGTATTCTTTTTGCACCAGTACCACCGGTCGATAAATATTGTTGTCTATATCCAGTACCAATAAACTTTTTATGTGGCATTGAATGAATGTTTTGCTGAAATTTGTTTGCGTTTCCGGCAGATAATGCATCAGGTAATGTTAGAACTTGTTGTACGTTTATTGAATACACTAAGTTTTGTATAATAGAAGATATATCAATAATGCCGTATTCTAATTGATTTGGTCTAAATGTGTAAGCATATGTTTTACCATCATAAATAACCTCTAAATAGAATCTATACTTTGGTTGGTCTGCTTGTGAACTTGTGCAAGTGATAACTCTTTTAGAACCACCTAAAACGTAATCGCCATTATTAAAGTTTTGTGTTTGTATTGCCATTTACTCAATAGTTAAATTTGTTGTCAAGTCTTTTAATAAGCCTTTTTTTAAGTCTAGTATAAATCGCTTCTTACTTTGCTCTATTGCATCTTTCATAAACGACCTAGCACCAATACCCTTTTCAGCTATACTTTTACCAATCATATAAGATGCACTCTTAATGTTTGAATCGTTCTTAGGTATGAACTTACCATCTTTATCTCTAAGCTTTATCTTTGGGCTTCTTACCCACTTTTCAACTACACCTTTTGCTAAATTCTTCTTCTTAAATTGTGCAGGCTTTTTATCTTTAGGCTTGTATTTGTTTACTGATGGATATGTACTTTGTGTTCCCTTTACACCTTTTTCTATAAAATTAGCATAGTTTAAAGAACTAATGAACTTTAGATTTAAACCTTTAGAACCTCTTGTTATTTTATAGGCTAATGATTTCCCTAGCTTACCGGTGTTATCTGTAATTCTATATTTGCCGTCAACCTTACGTTTTATTTTAAGGTTACGTCTTGCTCTTTTGATAACTTCCCTACCAAATAAGTCAAATGCTTTTGCCGTATTATCTAATGAAAATTCTGCCATTACCTATTCTTTATCCAAGCCATTAATTTTGGGAAATCAGCTACATTTGAATTAACACTATTTACTTGTTTTAGGTAACACTCTTGTAATATGAATTTGCTATTTCCACTTGTGCCATTACCTATATTAAATTTGGATATATTCCTACCATTTGTATCAATAGTTGCTCTTTGAATTCCATTTAAATACACCTTACAAGTATCAGCAATTCCACCATTCATTTCAGAACCAAAGAATGCAATACCTATTGTAATGCTTTCTTCTCTTATGTAGTCGTTGCTATCATCAGATATGTTTTGTACGCTTACATTTACATTATCTAGTATATCATTTATAAATAGGGTATTCTTGTTTGCTGATGCTTTAGAACCACCTACTAATAATCTAATACCTTGTGTACCAGCTGAATTTTCTATGTTTAGTAATGTGTTGTTTCCAGCTTCAGTATCAACTATGTTTTTAAGTTTTAAAACTACATACAACTGTCTATCTTTATATTGGCTAAATGATTGCCCTATATTATAAGATTGTGTTGTACCTTTAAATTCAAGCCCTCTATAAAACGAATTATATCTTAATGGGTTTGTAAGTGTATTACTATTTGTTACAATGTTATTACTTGATAAATAGTTATTGTTTGATATTGATGCTACTTGTGTAACACCATCATTAGTATATGTTAAATTACTTTGCACTTGTTCAGTAAACGACCACCAATAAAAAGCAGAATCAAAATGTGTCATTGTTGGGAATGTAATATTATCGTTATTCCACAATTCAAATATGTTCTGCCCATTGTATTTTGGATATGGTATAGTACAAGCCGTTGTTTCATTAGCTGATTCAACACTTATAGATGTACTAAAGCCGATAACCATATTATTAAACCTTTCCTCTATTGGTGTGCAAGATAGTTCGTTAGAACCCTGCAAAAGTAATTGGTTTGTATTTACTATATATTTACCCTCTGTAAACTCTGCCCTTAAATCTTGTAAAATCATTAAGGTATCTGTGTATGCACTTTCTTTTACTTCTTCATCTTCTTCTGATTGTTGTGCTATTCCACTAAATACATATACATCAAAATCATATACTACAACCTTATCTGATATATCTGAATTTGTTAAAACAATATGTAAAGCTGGGTATTCGTTTATCTTCTTTAATTCAAGTTTATCTAATGCACCATAGCTAAATGAATTTAGTTGTATGTGCTTGTCTGCAAACTCTTTAAAATATGATATTACTGAACTATATGTTATCATCGCTTGTTCTTTTTATTTTCTTCTCTTGCAATATCTTGTTGCATTTGTAACTTAACAAAACACAATCTAAATGGTAACTCAGTAACTGAATTAAATTGCAATAAATCTCCATTAGCTAAACCATCTATTATGCTAAACCAACCATAGTTCCCTCTTGCAGTAACCTCTCCACTTCCTTGTCCAAATAGTCTTGTGAACTCATCAGCAATTTGCTTCCTAAATGATAAAAAAAAACCATTACACCATTAACAACATCTATACTTAGTTCTTCAAATAAACGTGCATTTTGTATATGCTTATCGTTGTATGGTTCGATATTGTATTTGTTACCTTTTTCTTCTGTTATTGGTCGATATAATATAGATAGTATATATTGTAAACCATCTACACCATTTTTAGAATACTCATCTAAATCTACAAATTCGCCTAAAGTCATTTCATCAAGGTTACTATGGAAACCATAGGTTACACCTTTAATTTCAATCTTATTAATTATCTCTTTGTTTATTGGTAAAGAAATAAGTTTTGATAGCTTAGTGTATATTTGCTTTATATCTGCCCTCTTAAGCATTTTAACCATCTTTAATGGTATCTTACATAAAGTGCTTACACTTTGGACCACTATTTCATCTTCGTTTGTTAAACCCTCTATTTTAGTTGTATAATCTTTATACATTTTTAGGCTAACATCTGACCAACTGGTTGGTACAATAATTTCGATTGATTCTTTCATCTATAAATACAAAGGTTAATTTTATGTAAAGTTATTAAATAATGGCATACTCGCCATAAGAACCAAAACATTCAAACCACATTCTCATCATTAAGGCATCTGCATAATCCGGTGACCTACCTAACTTTGTTTTCTGTACGTCTTTCCCCTCAATAGCTAATTTTTGGCTATCCTTATCGACCTTATCTCTTTTGATAATTTCAAGTTCTGATATTATAAGTTCTTTATATTGCCTATCCTTAATGTATATGTTACCAGCATTAACTAATTCAGCTAACTTATAGTAACATTGTGTTTTTAAGTTCTGATAATTTTCACCTTTTAAAGCTTTACCACCATTCATAAACCCTATACAACCACTAAAGGCATCTACTACACCACCACCTACACCGTCCTGGTCAATCACTACCTTACTATTCGGTATTTGATTTGCATTCTTTAAATCGTTTATTTTAGAAACTATCTCCGGTATGGTATTTTTGTCTATTGATACAATCTTTTCTGCCCTTAATCCATTCCATAAAATAATAACAGATTTATCAGCACCTAAACGAGCAACATCGCAAGTGATATATTTAGTTCCTTGTGCCACATATGAATTAGTGAATGTATCTTGTAGGCTATTATATTCAAATAGTAGTGCATCATCATCAATGTATTCCCAATTACCATACAAAAGCCTTTCTCTACTTATCTTATCTAACTTTTCAAGCTGGGAAACATAGTGTTTAGAAATAGCCTTATTATCTGTTACAAGGGATTTAACAAACTTCTGATGTTTAGGTAAGTCATTAGTAAGTGATGGCTTGTAATACTTAGAATACAACCAACCTTTTGATGGGTTGCAAGTCAGTAGTGTCTTAGGTATTAGATTATAGCCCTCTAATTTATATCTAATACGGGAATTTAAAACACTAACTGCCTTGCTTGTAACCTCTGCTGCTTCATCTATAAAAGCATCTGTAATTTCCAAACCACCTAAAGAAGTAAATAATGGGTCTGATGGATATAAGAATAAATCCTTTAAATATATTACTGATTTGTTATAGAATGTAATTGTACTGTCTGATGCATTATATCTGAAATCTACATCGGGTGTTAAACCACAATAATCAACTGCAACTTCAAAGAATGTATTTAATGTTGTAGCTTTTAAGTTCTTTAATTTTGACCTACCTATTACGCTTCTTGTACCCGGATATTTTAATCTGCGTATTATCTGCCATAAACAACCGGTAAAAGTTTTAGAGCCACCTGCACCACCTCCAAACAATACTTCTGTTGTATGGTTATCCTCTAAGTATTTAAAGCATTCAATTTGCTTCTTAAATAGTTTAATCTTCGGATTCTTCATCGAATGGCATTATATCTATTTTAATGCGTTCTGCTGAACCAATATTAATATCTGACCTTTCAACATATCCTCTTTTCTTTCCTTTAGTCTTTAGGTAGAATATTGTAGCTGATGTATTACCATCGCCTATTTGTTCGTGTAGTTTACTTTCTGCATAATCTAAAGCAATGTTTTGTATATCATCTACTGCCTTTGCAAATTCAGTATCATCTTTTAACCAGTTGTAATATTGTGTTCTACCTACACCAACTTTTTTACAAGCCGTTGTAACAATACCTAAAGATTTTTCAAGTGCTTCTAATATTGCTTTTTTATGTTGTTCGGTTTTGTTCATATTACAAATTTAATTGTATAGTAAATTCATTTGCTTTTCTTTTTACTTTTGAAATCATAGATGGATATTCTATTATCAGCTTTTTAATAGCTTTTCTTTCAATATCAATAGTTCTGTAATCTTTACAACCACCATCGGTTGTCCAATGCTCATTTTCCCAGTGTAAATATCTTATACCTAAAATACCACCCTTATCTTTTATGTGTCTTAAACAAATCTCATAATCTTCTTTTACTATATATTCTTCATTAAACATATACTCTCCATCATTAATTAACCCCATACAAGAAGCAGTTAAATAAGTTCTAAATAATATAGGCTTGTAAGGGTGTGTACCTCTTGGCGAAGATTCTGTTCGTACTCCCCACATTTTATATTTTAATTCATCACACATAGAAAAAAACTTAGCAAATTCTTCAAGCCAAAATTCTTCATTTCTTATCTCAACTTTTTTACTTTGTCTTTTTTCAAGTTTTGTATATCCACAACTTTTTACATCATCATCTATAAATACAACTTCCCTTTCTCCACAATTTTTTAATATCCAATTTCTTGTAGGTGTAATTCCTCTTACATTCATAGGTACTGCAACTACATTTTTAATAAATTGCTCGTATTGGTGTACTTCGCTTTCTGGTACATAAAACACACAATTAGGCAAAACTTTTTGAGTAGTCGTTCGACCTGCTCTGTTTTTACTTGGTACTGCTATTATCATATCTTTTTATAAAATCTTCATAGGTTAATACTCTTTCCGTGCTAATACTTTCTAATGGGCTACCTTTTTTATATCCACCACGCCTTACTAAACCTAATTTTAATTTCATTTTTAACTTTTCCCATTCAACAGAATTTGGCTCGCATAAAATAATAATATATTCTTTTGGTGGCTCTAATTGTACGCTTTGTGGTAACTCTATTTCTTCATCTTCTTCTAAACCATCAATATCTTCATCTAATTCATCTAACCAAATATCCAAACCCCATTGCTCAACTTTTTCTTTTTCCCAATCATTTGCCAATAAATCCCAATCCCATTCACCAAAACCTACATTATCTTTAATTATAAATTCTTTCTTTTGTGCTTCGGTTAAACCTTTAGCTACCTTAACTGGTATATCTTTTAAACCAGCTTCAACACAAGCTTTATATCTCATATTACCACCTAAGATAATATTGTCTTCATCTATTACTATTGGTCTAAGTTTTAACATCTCCGGAAACTCTTTAATTGAATTTACAAGCTTGTCAAACTTATTACCTCTTATAACTCTTGGGTTATTTTTGTTTGGTTTAATTAGTTCTATCTTCATTACTTTTCGTATTCTGTTACTATTTGGTTAAGCCTATCTAAATTCTTCCTAACACAAGGCGAACAACTTGATGATTCTACTCTAAGTCCTAAATACTTTTCTGAATACAATCTAAGTTGTTGTTGCTGGATATTTGTTATACTATGTTTCGTACTTTCTAATAATTCTTTTACTTCTAAGTATTCTTCGTGTGTAAGTTCTAAGCCGTTCCATTTATTCAATGGGCAATGTGCAAACTTTAAAGTGCTTTTAATATCCATAAAACAACCACATAACTTGTGCTTAACTTTGTTGATTGTTATTGTGTTACCTTTTATTGGTGTTCCACAAGTTCGTGATCGCTTCTTAAAATGTTTGCAAGATTCACAAATAGCTATTCTATCTTTTGCTAATGTTTTACTGGAAAATATCATAGTTGTTTTTTGATTTGCTTTTTGACCTTTCTAACTGTATTGTATATTGATATTTTAGGTATTCCTATTTCCTTTGATAACTCTGTGTAAGTAATTCCACTTTCATAGTATAATAAAAATAAGTTCTTTTCGTATTCATCAAAGCCATCAATTACATTTTTAATTTTCTGCCTAAGAATTTTTGATAAGGATATAGATTCTATGTTTAGCTTATTGTATAGATATTCTAACTCTTGTTCTGATACATTAATTTTACTTTTAACATATTGTATTTGTTGCTTGTAAAATTGTGATTTCTTAGATAGGCATCTGACTGCTATAATTTTGTTTATATAGCTTACACCTTTTCCCCTATCAAATATCCATAGTAAGTGATTAGAATTAGAAGATAGCAATTGTAAGAATACATCTTGTACAACATCTTCTGCAAGGTGTTTGTTTTTTAGTAGAGATAAGGCAAAAGCATAGAACTTGTTATAGTCTTTGTATAATACTTCTATGACTGTGTATTGTTTCATTTTAGGTATGCATCTATTGTTTCAATCGTTTGGTCGATGTCTGTACAAACTTTGGCAAGATAACCTTTGTCGTTAAGTAATTGTAACACTTCTTTTTGCTTTGGGCTGGCATAATTACCTTTCACTTTTAATTCTATTGCTAATCCGTTGTAACCTTGTCTTGCTTCATATAAAAACAAATCCGGAAATCCACTTTTGTACCCGGTTGCTTTCATTCTTTTAGCTACTGATAAGAAAGTACGCATTCCACCAGCTGAACCATTATAAAAAACATCTTTGTATTTAACATCTAAATACCTACAAACTGCTTTCTGCAATTCATATTCCGGTTGCTTGTTCTTCGATTTTGTTTTTGTGGATTTCTTGTAACCACTCCAAGTGTTTTTTCTTATCGCCATATTCTATGTGGCATTTCCTACAAACTGCCATCAAATTATTTATGTTATCCTTATCAGATCCACCCATACCCCTTGCTACGATATGGTGTATATCAACTGCCTTAGAATCACACACTTCGCAAGGTATGAAATCATCTGCAATATAGTCAAAATGTTTCATATATATTTTGGTGTGCTTTTTCATAGTATTTTCTTACCATTAAGATGTCCACCATTGTGTCGTGGCATTTTAAGTACATCAGCTTTATTATAATAATGCTCTTTAAAAGATGAACCCATTACCAGTTCATAGTTGTTTTTATATACTAATTTGTTATTCTGACAATACACAATGTGCTTTAGTTTTTTCGTGTATTCATCTTCTCTATGGCTTTTATGCCATTCTCTACGTTCTTCTACTTCCATCATTTTAAATATATTTTTTTTAGTATTTCTACCATTACATTAACTGTTATTGAGTTACCTGCTTGTTTATAAAGTTGTGAATCTGAATTAACTTTCTGAGCCTTATAAAACTCCTCATCTGTAAAACCTTGCAACCTCCAACATTCTAAAGGCGTTAATCTTCTTATTTTTTTATCGTTGTAAATATGACTACAATTACTTGCTTGTACTCTTGATGTAATAGTAGGTGTTATATCTTTGTGAATAGTTTGATTGTAACTATCCATAAAATCACCATTTTCAAGTTGAGCTTTATGTTTTTTGTAATTTTTGTTTACTCTTTTGTTGTTTGTTTCTATAATTGTGTTATCAGTAGGACAAAGGGCAGCACTAGCTCTTAAACAATTAGCTATATCATCACCACTTTTAGGTTGCCACTTAAATCCAGTTCCCTTTTCTTTATGTCTTTCTTTATGATTAGAAAATCCTTTTATCATCTTTTGACTTAAATAATATTTATGATTTACATCTTGTTCAAGAATATCTTTAAGTTTTAATTTTAATGGCATCTTACCTGGAAAGTTAAAAGTTCTAAAATGCTTAAAACTTACTATAAAAATACGTTCTCTATTTTGTGGTATTCCGTAGTCTTTAGTATTTAAAACTTTAGTATAAACGTGGTAACCTAAACCATCGTCTATTGTATCCATACCCATCTGACCATTCAATGTACCACCTCCATTTGTTAGCACATCAGTAATAGTTTGATATGTTTTACCACTATCGTGTGATAATAACCCTTTAACATTTTCAAGTATAAAACATTCAGGTTGATTATCTTTAATAAACTCAGCTACATTAAAAAATAAAGTACCTCTAGTTTCGTTAAATCCTTTTCTTTGCCCTGCTAAACTAAACGATTGACAAGGAAATCCTGCAACATATAAATCGAGCTGAGGAACTTCTTTATAATCTCTTGTTGTTATATCTTTATAAAACTTATCAGGTTTATTTAATTCTAAAAAACTTTTTTCTGCATATTTATCTATATCACAAGCA